TAGTTGAGCATCTCATCTTCTATATGTTCTAAGTGTTTTAGTTGAGTTATATTTGCCATTACATTGCTTTTAAATATGGTGCGGAATCTTTTGATTGTGATGTAGCATACAACGCAATTAGATTTGACACCTCGTTTCTTTCTTTCTTCGACATGCTCATTAATCTATCCACTAACATTAGACCAAGATACTTTGAGAACACCCACTGTCCTTTATTCGCTGTCCTATTATAATGATAGTCTACGGTCTCCTTTGTCATCTTTGGTGCTACAAATCCAGAAGTTTTCTTTGGGTTATTACTTCCATTAATAATATCCTCATACTTCTGTGCTAATTTTAATAGACGTTGGTTTAAACCACCACTTCTAGCTCTTGATTTATACACATCAACATTTTTATACAGTCCTGTACCAGTTACCTCTTCTAGGATACGACTGTAAACACCACCACCTATCTTACCATGCTTAGCTAAAGAACCTATCGCTTCACCCTGCCACTGTAATCCTTTACCTCCAGATGTATCACGGAACTGAACCTCGATTTTTATACCACCTTCTATATACATCCAAACATCCAATGAGTCAAATGACTTAGCATATATGGCATCGAATCTAGATTTCGGTGGTCTATTAGAAGTATAGTTTATATGTTGAAGAGTAATCTTATTACTGGTAGTTTTCTTTAGAGATATACCAAACAATATTTTCTTATCAATAAACTCTTTAAGTAGAGCATTGTAAGAAGCAAAGTTAGTTGCGTTTGTTAACTGATCTTTAGTTACACTACACTCACATGCCCAGATGTCTGCGGGTGTCCACTTGTTTAAGTTAGCAAATGGTTTAGAATCATAAGTGTCGTTGACTTTCTTAAAATGATCATTGAGCATGTCAACAAACTTACCACCTCTGTACCATTTGAATTTGTTCTTTGTTCCCTTACCAAACTCATTATACAATGCGTTAGCAGTAGCCATACATGAATCAACCCATGCAGGTTCTTCTTCTAGAAATGCTTTAATATCATCTAATGATTTAGTTGTATCAACTATACTCTCAACACCTTTATATTCTTTATCAGTTGGAGCATACTTCAAGTCTTTACTCCTACTAAATCTAACAGCAGAGAACCATGCAGCAGCTGACTCTTGTAATGCTGTACCTGTTGATCCACCACCTGATCCTTTATTAGATCCAAACCTCTCTGTCTTCTCTAGATCAGAGAGTTTCATTTTAACAGTCCCAGTGTTCGTAATATATTTAAACTTACCATTACCTTTTATAGCAGCGTTTAAGTTATCATGTATCTTCTCATCCATAGTATCAGCAGCTGCCTTGAGTAGATCAATTATCTTTGGATCAGTAACCTGTATAGCATACTTACCACCTGTCATGAACTCTAGAGGAGTTCCTTTTTGTATGGCATCTAATAATACAGCAGCACGTGATACTCCTACACCTGTGTAGTCATTACTTCGTAGATCGTTTGGTTGTAACTTCATTAGAATTGTTTCCAATACTTTGGATGTGTTAATCCTCCTTCTTTATTTAGATCTGGATTGGTAAGTAATACATCTCCTGCTAGACTCCAACGGTGTCCAGTATTATATGTCATGTGTCTCAAGTTGGCAGGGAATATTAGTAGGTCACCTTCTTGTGTGTTCTCCTCCCAGACAGATGTGTTAAGAAAATTCTTCTCTGCGTCAGCAAATGCCTGTGGGAACCACTCGTTCTGACTATCCTTAGTAAAGCATAGTGGGTCTTGTGTGTCCAAGTAATACACCCATGATATATGAGCAGGGTCATGACAATGATTAGGAACTGAACAGTCCTCACCACTGACAGCGTACCATGTCTTCATGAAATGAATATTATATTCTACGTTCATAGATGCTAGGTACTCATCAATACAGTCATTGACCTCCATCATAAAACTATTGAGTTGTGGGTCTAGATGTACTAACACCTTACCATTTAACTCACCTGTTAGACCTTCATTGAACATGTGATGTTCATACCTCTTGGCAACCCAATCAGTATAGTCTATCAAATTAAATTTACCTACAGTTGTAGGGAATAGATTAATCTTTTCCATCATAGTGGTATCAATGATAACATATTATTAGGAGGAGCCATGTGTGTTGTAACATCAAATCCTATTGTGATTCTTGGAGTATCAAATCTCTGATTAACAACAACCTCATGCTGTCTGTGACCAGGTCCAATGTAGATGTTACCTACCTCATTTTTAATCTCGTAGTCAGCGAAACGAGTTGATGTATTGTGTGGAACTATACTTATATAACCATGGTAGTCCCAGTCATGGTTGTGCCATTTCAATACTTGATCTGGATAATGATAATTGATCCAAGACTGCATCCACTTACCATCATCAGGTATAAGATTCCTCAGTTCAACAAACAACTCATACGCTAGAGCGTTAGGTGCTGCTAAAGAAAAGAAATTATATTTGTAGTAAGACCAAGTAGAATCTTCATTGAATATATTTTGATGAAAATCCCAACACTCACATACAAGATCCACAAACTCTTTATGATTATTAAGTATCAACTCAGAGGTATGTACTTTATGGTCCTTCATGTATTTTAATGTAAGGGTTGTCTCCTTGTCGAGACCTGTTGTATATAATTATTCTATCGTTCTTATAGTCTGGGACGAATTCAATCTCGTCCTCATGTGGCCACATCATCTCCTCATAGAGGGAGTTAAGTTTTGCCATGTCATCATACAGATCACCTGTCATCTGACGCTCTGTTTTCTGATTTGTATATGTCAAACGATCCTGTAGGATATCTCTTCTCTAACTTCTTGACATTTATTTCTAGGACTTCTTCAAAGTCTACACCAAGTGCCATACATGCTTGTGCTACGTACCAAAGAACGTCACCCAACTCAATAATAAGATGTTCTCTATTACTGTCGCTCCAAGGCTTACCTTGGAAGACCATCTTCTTAACGATCTCCAGAAACTCACCAGACTCAGCAGCAAGCCCAACCCCAGAAGTGGTAAGGCGTTCAATATTGGCACCCTGTCTGTCAAGTTCAACCAAACGATCAGCAAGATCGACAAAATCTTTAGAACAATCGGATGTGACAGCATCTACAAACTCTTCGTAACGTTTAAAATCTATTTCTTTCTTCATGATTTAGCTTCAATAACTTTAGCGGTTTCAATTTCGTCACTCTCATCTGCGTTAGTATGGTGTGTGACTTCTTTTAATGTCTTGACATATTTTAAGACATGTTCTCTGATCTCCATCAGTTCATCGTAGCAACCCTGATTGTGAGCACAACCTCTGAGGTGGTGGTCAGGTGCTAGAAGTGATTCGGTAAACAGAGCAAGTGCTCTTTCGTATTTAATAGCAGGAGGTTCTGCTCCTACTGATGCTTGGTCTCTCATGATTAAAACTTAAAGTCATTGAACTTACCCTTAGATTGAGTAAGTGCTTTAACTGTATCTTGGTTCAGAACAACTTGACCTGAGTCCATGATGTTATTCTGTGCCTCTTGTTCAACATTATACAGTCTCATCTTCGCTCTGTCAATACCCACAACAAATCTTTTGTTAAGAGTGGGATCATAGTATCTATTCTTTAATTGTTTAATCATTATTTGGTTCTGTTCCTCAAGTTCCTCCGTCGATATAAGAGCAAACATGAGATCAGCAGTAGCGGGAAGACCGAAACTTTCGCTTGTATCAGTAAGATCAACATCACTACTCCCATAGCCAGAACGAGTCGTCTGAGTAGCGGAGACGAGTGGTACATTAAACTCAACTGCAAGACCACGGAGCTCTTCCGCAATCGACTTAACCATGGTATATGAATTGACTGACGCATTTCTAAACCTCTGCGATGTACAGATATTTAGATAGTCAATGAATATAATGTCTGGTCTAAATGCTTTCTTAAGTGATAGATCATTCAAGAGTGCTCGGAAGTGACCCGCATGTGCTGAAGCAGTGGGGTATTCTTTTACGATGAGTTTGCCTTGTGTCTTCTTAGATAAGTCTGTGATCTTATTCTCAAACATTATCTTAGGCAACTGTGCTAGTGTCTGTATGTCTACGTTGAGGAGGTTTGCGTCAATTCGTTCAGCAATTTTCTCCTCTGCCATTTCCATTGTAATGTAGAGTACGTTCCGTCCTTGGAGCAGCACGGAGCTAGCGACGTGGCACATGAATAAAGACTTCCCGACACCTGTACCAGCCAGTGCGATGTTAAGAGTCTTATTAGGTAACCCACCTTTTGTAATTTTATTAAAGAAGTCGAGATCAAAGGGTACTTTGGTTTCAACCCTGTGATAACTGTCGTATCTTTCTTCATAGTCATCTATGTAATCGTGTCCAATATGATTATCAAACGACACCCCAAGAGCGTCCGATAGTATACTTGGTATAGCATCGGGACCTTTCTTATTGTCAGAACCATCTGCTATCTTGATTGATTCCATCAACGCAAGATATATGGCACGTTCTTGGCACCACTTCTCAGTAGTATCAAGTAACCAATCTAGTTCTGTTATATCCTTGTCAAACGACTCTAATGTTTGGGTAATCTGCTTGAATTGATCATCACTAAGTGAAGGGATCTTCCCTACTTCAATGGTAAGGGCTTCAACTGTTGGGACAGCAGAATACTTTACGAAGTATTTATGTGTCAGATCGAACAGAACTTGATCTGTCCTGTCTTCAAAATATTCTTGCTTAACAAACGGAAGTACTCTCCGAGGATACTCCTCAGTTAACAGTAAGTTCTTCAGTATCAGTGTCTCCACCTTCATAGACTTCCTCTTCAATAAAAAAATTAAATGATATAGTAGACCTCATCTTGGAGGACTTGTTCATGGGAGCAGCATGCTCTAACCATGATGGGAAGATAATCATATCACCCTCTTGTACCCAAGGGGTAATGACATTCGCCTTGCTATTAATCATACCATTAGACGCAAGTAATGTCTCTAATGGATGATGAAAGTTTGTTGCCTTATGCTCATTCGGATCGAAGTGAACATAGTATACACCAGACCATTGACCTGGTGAGTGGATGTGTTTCTCCTGCCAGTGTTTAGTCTCGTAGACATTCATCCATAGATCTGTCAAGATCATATTACCATAACATTGTGCTTCTGTCTGGAAGTCATCTAAGGTAGGTGTGAATGCGTCTAAACATTCTCCGATAGGAAACTTACCTGATCCATAGGATGTGAATAGATCACAGTTCCACTGGTCAGGTACGTCAGTCTTAAATTTATTTTCTTTATAATATTCTTCTACTCTTGCTTTGATAGCATCGTTATCATCTATGTGATATCTATAGAGGAGTGTAGGAAACGCTTCTACTTTCATGATCCGTATTTAAACTCCTGTCCTGCTGCCCAGTCTAACTTCTCCATTATTTCGGGGGTGAAGTATTGCTCAGGATCCTTGAGAATAACAGAAGGATA